TGTCACTTCGCCTGCACTTACACCAAAGTTCTCCAAACTCACTCTAAAGCGATATTGAAGTTTTGGCATAAGCAACCCTTGTGTAGAGTTGCTTGCGTCCGAAGCTAATGGAACTGTGATTTTTGATAATGATGAAATAGCCATTTACTTTGCTCCTAATTTGTTATATATATTTATCATTTTTACAAGCCTGCTATCTCACCAGTATTTTTAAGTCTGAGTGGAATGTAAACAAACTCAACAGCCTTAACTGGTTCTATGGCAATATCTAAGTATAGCTCGTTTCGATCAATACGTGCTGGAGTATTGTTGCTGTTATCACATACAACTAAGAAGTCGTATAATGCTCTAGCACCAACTAACTCTAAACACAAGCTCTCTGCAGCCTGTTTGATTTGATCACGTGTGATCTTATCATTAGGTTCAAAGATGTAAGGTTTAGCTAACTTGTTCAATTGTGAACGTAAGTAGATAACCAAACGTGCTACATTGATTCTATCTAATGAACTTGCTGCTCTTGCACGAGTCTTTTGACCGTAGTTAACAAGACCTGCTCCATTGATAAATGTAATTGGGTTAACGTTTACACTGTAAAGTGTGTCACGCTGTCCTTCGTTTAATGCAACTGAAGTAAATTCTCCTTCTGCGTTAACAAAACCTGTTGCTGAAGCATTTGTAATGCCGCCTCTTCTTGTGCCTGCTGGTGCAAACCAAGGATAGCTAACCTGGTCACTTAATGCAATAGTACGTAGCATCATATGACTTGGTGGAACAACTACGTTGTTACCAGCATTATCGCTTGTAAAGCCCCAAGGATAAAATACACCTAAGTATTCGTCTCTACTAACAAGTCCGTCGTCATTGTCTTCAACTGCTAATTTAGTGTTCTGACCCCATTCGTTAAGTGTTGTAGCATCTGACGATAATCTAGCTGGAACATCACCTAATATAAATGCACTTAACCCTCTATCAAAGTTTAAGCTAATCATTTCACCAATTAGTTCTGGATAACCTGGAGTAGCCATTACATTAAAGATTCTTGATTCGTCATCTCTAATTTCTTGGTTACTGTTCATACCAGCTTGTAATCCTTGTACAACAACTTTACGCTGTGCGTGGCGACCAAATGATCCGCTACCGTCTTCTTGGTTAGCCGATTCAGTAACCCAACGATGTGGATGGTAAAGTGCCATACTTTCATCGCTTTGTCTTGGATTATCAGCAGTAATATCAATAGCATTACGTACAAATTTCTTAACATTAAATCCGCTTCTACGTAAGTTCCATAACAACATACCTTGTGGATATAGTGATGGATCTGGAGCATCTGGATCTAAGTGATCACTTAGTAGTAGATCTGCAATAGCACCTTCTGTGCTTAATGACCCTGCTGTTGACCAACGTGCATCTGCAAATAGTACGCCATCTTCAGTAGTTTGATCTGATTTATCAATCAAATCCCAAACTGTAGTTGATGCATTATAACGATAAATTGTTGGATAGTTTTCTAAGTCTGCTGTACTAATCCAAAGATCGTTACCAGATGGTGCTGTAGGCTCTGTAGCCGCAGTAGTAATTTTTGCTCCTGCGTGAACGTTTTGATAACCCTTCCAAGTTGTACCATCGTGTACCATCATATCAACTTCGTCAACTACTGAACTGTACCATAATGTACCGTCTGCTGTTGTTGATGTTGGTGCTGTACCCGAAGCAGTAAATGTTGACAATACTGTCCAGTTACTAATTACCGTTGCTGAAATACCAATATCTGCAAGTGCGCCATCAGTATCAGTAATTTTAATATCACCACCTTTTGCGTGTGAAATAACAACTCTGTTAGTTGCATCAATCGAAGCAACAACATTTGTAAATCCTGCACTGTTAATTGCATCTGCAATTAGTTCTGCATCAGTTGTTGCACCTGTTGCTACAACACTCATTGTTTTTGATGTGTATGTTGATACGCCTGTTTTTGTTTCTGCAAGTGTAAATCCGTATGTGCCAGCACTAATTGAACTTGCTGTTACTGCACTTGAAGTAACTTTTGAAGCACCTGCTGCTGATCTACGGAAGATTTTAAATTCTGCTAGTTCGTCTGCTGCTTCAGTCCAATTTGACTGTACATATAGACTGCCTACTGCAAGATTGGAACCGCCGCCTGCTTTGTCAAGTGCTAGTAATGCTTTTGCATTATCATCATATATTGGAGCAGGAGTTAAATCCCATAATGCTGTGTCTGCATTCCAAACTTTAACTCTCCAACGTGCTCCGCTGTTTGGTTCGGTTGTTTTAATCCAAACACTGCCTGTTGGACGTGGTTTAGCTGATGCTGTTTTCCACTGTGGAACTGATGTATGCGGATCAATTACTAGTTCTGGAATATAGTATGTACCTGCGGTAATACCAACTTCAGCTAGTAGACCTGTTCCTTCTGCAATTACAATATTATCTGCGTTACTGCCATCGTTAAATATAGCAAGTTGTCCGTCAATATTTGCTGCTGAAACACCTGCGTTTGACAAGTTTGAAACAGCATTAAATGCTGTAACAACTGCATCTACGTCTGTGCCACTTACTGCAACAGTTTCGCCATCAACAGTAAATGTGTTTGCATTAGTAATTGTTGTTATTGCTCCACCTGTTACACTAGGTACTGTTCCTGTCCAAGTAGTTGTACCTACTTTAACCCAGTTACCTAAATAGTTTTTGTAGTATACAGTGTATGCTGTAGTTTGTCCTGCAACAATAGCATAGTCGCCAATAGCGCCAACTGAACCTTTTGGTACGCCGCCTGTTATTTGAGTTGCATCAGTAATTACAGTTGGTGCTTTAACTCCGAATGCTTGTCCGCCAGTTGATGTTACGGCTGCGCCGTTCCATTCAAAAATACCAAATGCAGTTGATGCAGTATCTACCCAATATGCGCCATCTGTAGGTGCGCCTGCTGGTGCGTCTGCTGTTGCTTGTAATTGTCCTAGGTCTACGTCTGCACGTACAACCCAAGCTCTGTTTGAAACGCCAAGTAATGAGTAAGCTGCTTGCAATCCGTATTCATTTAGCTCTCCTGCGTGAATAGCATTGTTACTTGCGTCAGTATAAAAAATTGGATCTCCAAAAGTTTCTGTAAGGTCGCGCTGCGAAGTAAGCAAATAAGGAATACCTGCTTTAGCCTTTGTAGTACCTGGAGCAATACCTGTGCCAGCGCCATTCGTTTTGTTTTCGGCGGAAGCAACAAATATCAGTGGAACCGTACCCGGTTCAGCTGGTGTGTAAAAACTTTCGTCTACTACGCTAACCTGTACGCCTGGTGATGTTAGTGCCATATTATTTCTCCTATTAATAGTGTGAGCATTCGTTACTATTATTTAGCCTATATAAAATAAAACACCGCAATAAACACCTATAAAAAGGGACCAAAAAGGTGAGGTAAATACAATATGCGACCATTATGTAAATGCGGGCTACGTCCTGCGGCTATAAACTATAAAAAAGGTAAGAAAACTTACTATCGTAGCCTGTGCGAAAGATGTCTACGTAGTGGACTAGGTCACGGTATTCCTAAATGGAAACGGGCCGGATATCAAAAAAAGAATACTTGTGAAAAATGCGGATTTACTTCCAAACATCCAGAACAGTTTAACGTATTTCATATAGATGGAAATTTAGAAAATTGTCGTCCTACTAACTTAAAAACTATATGTGCTAACTGTCAGAGAACTCTTCAAAAAGCGGGAGTTGCGTGGAAACAGGGAGATCTTGTTCCTGATTTTTAAATAGCCGTTTAATAAGGACATCTACATTTTTTTCTAAACGCTCAAGTGTGCCATTATTATCAATTGTAAAATCACACATCCATTGCTCAATGCTCATCGAACTAGGATTCTCTGTAGGTAAATGATCTGTTCTATCTACCCAAAGAGCATAATCAAAAATACCTTCATTTTGCATTGCAAAAAATTCACGTTTATTGCGTAATCCACAATATATATTATTTTGTGAAAATAAATTTCGCCCTAAACGTGCTAAGTCTTCACTACAATAATTATGAATCATATTGTACCATTCAGTACGATGATTATGTCGGTCAGCATAGCATTCCTCTTCGTTAGTATATCCATACTTGTCTTTTAGATCATTAAAAATAAAAAGCTCAGAACAAAATTTACTTGATGATTGGAATGTATAACCGTATTTTTCTAACAGTTCGCATACAGTATCTTTGCCGTGTCGACCGTGACCTACAATTAATAACTTAGGTAGCAAAAGGTAATCTCCTATATAATATACTTTACAGTATATACAATATCTATCCTTTTGTCAAGTATAATTTACAAATTAATCGTAGTGTCCACCCAAAACAGCAACTTTTTTGATATCTTCGTTAAAAATTTCTGCTTCGCGTTCTTTCCAAGCCTGTTCAAACCCACGTTCACCATACTCGGCTCTTTCACAGTTTCCCCAAAGTCTTTTCATATATGAGTTATAAGTTGCTTCGGTATCTTTATCTGAAGTGTTTGGATGTAGTAAATGACCTTTTACTAACCAGTTTAATCGGTTGGCTTCTTTACGTACAAATGGACTGCACATTGTGGGACCTCCTATTGCTGTATATGTATTTACAGTATAATAAGAAGTTAGCGTTAACGTGTGGGGTTTTTAGCCTATTGTGAATCCGTAGCCGACGCCACCAGCAACTTGCATTGTAAGTTCTAATTCAAGTTTTTCCATTTCAGCGGCTGCTTCTGCTTTCAATGCATCACCATTAAGTGCTGATCCACCTTGTGGTCCTGCAATTGTAGCAAATTTACTACGTGCTTCACCTAGCATATATTTACAACTAGCAAGTGTATAGTCTTTAATCCATTGACTTGCTAGGTAGTCTTTAAGTAATTCACTATCAGGGCGATAGTTGTACACATATAATAAAATAGTTTCGTTTGCTCTAGGACGCTGTAGTAGTGTTAATTTTTTAGTTGTAGTGTTCCATTTGAATTCAATAAATGATCCAAACATTCTACCTACTAGTTCTTGATACTGACTAAACATATCATATGTTGCTAGTCCGCCTAAGTTAGAACTTGATAATAAATATGCGTTTGTGTATGCTAGACTAAAAGGATCAAATAAACTTCCGCCACCGTTTTCTCCACTGTCATAAAGTTTTATATTTACAACATCTCCAGTAGTTAATCCTGTGTTAAATGTAATAGTCCTTGCATCATTGTCAGTAGAATAATTTGTAGTAACTGTACCATTAACTGTTACAACAATAGATTGTACTATTGCTAAATTATAATTTACATTAAATACTTGCTGAGAGTTTGTTGAAATTAAAGTAGTTGAATAAATTGGACCTCCTGATGCTGAGGTACTTGGACGTGATCCTATACTTCTACGAAATGACTTACGAACTTCTACCACTTCATTTGGTAATGTATACTCATTTTGATCAACTACAGTATCCATAAACAAATAGCTTTCTTCTACTGAGTTATCACTACGTTGTCTAAATTTACTAAGCGATTTAGTTAAAGCAGTTTCGTAATGGATAGGGTCTAGTTCAACATCAACCATACCTCCGCCTAAGAAAGCATTTACATAGTCAAATATTGCTTGTTTTTGTGTTTGTTCAACTGCCATTTAAGTTTTCTCCGTCATAGTATTTATCGTAGTTGTTATCGTTACGATAAATATGTATATGCCAAGATTAAGTTTATACAAACCAGAACGCGGAGCAGACTTTAAATTCTTAGACCGCCAAATTAACGAAATGTTCACTATAGGTGGAACAGATCTGTTTGTTCACAAATATATTGGAACAAATGACGGAACAACAGAAAAGGATCATACACAGATACAAGATATGGTCTTTATGGAAAATCGTGATCGAAAATACGATAAAGACATTTACACTATTCGCGGAATATACAATGTACAAGACATTGATTTTGATCTAAGCCAATTTGGATTATTCTTAACTAATGATACGTTGTTTATGACTGTGCATATTCAAAGCAGTGTAGAGGCAATTGGTCGAAAACTTATGCCTGGAGATGTTATAGAACTTCCTCACTTAAAAGACGAGTATGCGTTAAATGATTTTAGTGTTGCACTAAAACGTTTTTATGTAATTGAAGATATTAATAGAGCAGCAGAAGGGTTTAGTCCTACTTGGTATCCACATTTATATAGACTTAAATTAAAACAAATAATAGATAGTCAAGAATACAAAGACATACTTGATTTACCAGCAAGTGAAGACTACCCAGAAGATGGAACACTGCGTGATGTACTAAGTACATTTGAAGCAGAAATGCAGGTTAATAATGCAGTAGTGTCTGAAGCAGAAGCAAATACTCCTAAAAGTGGTTATGATGTTGACAGTAATTTTTATACATTAGCAGCAGACGAAACTACTGGTAGAGCAAAACTACAACAGGTTGATGCTGACGGTAGTACTATCACAGACAAAGCAACTCCTACATCACACGGCTACAACGGTTTATTAATTGGCGATGAATTTGCTCCTAATGGTAGCAACTTCTCAAGCGGTATTAGTTTTCCTTTAAACAGTACAGAAGGTGACTACTTTTTACGTACAGACTTTTTGCCGCAGCGTATGTTTCGATGGGATGGCAAACGTTGGCTTAAAGTACACGATGTTAAGAGAGCTGCAATGAATAATGATACTCCAAATACATTACGCGGATCGTTTGTTAATGACGTAAACACTTATTTGTATAATACTCCAATAGCAACAGACTTTATAAGATTGAGTGTTGGTGCAACAGAACTTGAAACTGAAATTGCATATATGACTGCAAAATATATTCAATTAGAATTTACTGACGACCTTGCTCAAGACGGAAAATTTGTATTAACTTATGATACTGCATCAAATGCTGGTATGCTATCGTCTTACACAGGATCAGACGGCAGTACACAATTTGTAAAAATTACGTTACCTGCCAATGCTGTTAAATACGAAGGACTATATACATTAACATTATATAATACACGAACACAACAGCGACAATCCATATCACAGGCGCTGCGACCACAGGCGGATAATTAATGCAACATTTCTATGACGGACAAATAAGAAAGTATCTTGTGCAAATTATGCGCTTGATGAGTAATTTTGGATACAAAACAGGTGACGGTACTGAAGTTAAAGTTCCAGTTATGTATGGCGATATTACTAGACAAGTTGGGTCAATATTAAGAGATAATTCTGAAAATAAAATACCAAGTGCTCCGCGTATGGCTGTATATATTACTGGTTTGGAAATGGATCGTGATAGAACCAGTGATTCTAGTTTTGTAGGTAAAAGGCACGTTAGAGAACGTGCATACGACGAAGCAGGTAATGAGTACGAAGACTTTCAAGGTCGAAATTATACAGTTGAACGATTAATGCCAAGTCCTTATAAGTTAACAGTTAATGTTGATATATGGACTACAAACACTACAATGAAACTACAGATTATGGAACAGATATTGATGCTGTTTAATCCTAGTTTAGAAATACAAACTACAGACAACTATCTTGACTGGACCAGTTTAACTACGGTAATGTTAGACAGTATAAACTTTAGTAGTCGAACTATTCCTACAGGAACTGAAAGCGAAATTGATGTTGCTAGTTTAACTTTTTCAACACCAATATACATTAGTGCTCCGGCTAAAGTTAAGCGTCTTGGTGTTGTTACTGACATTGTTACTAGTATTTTTGACGGTGATGGATATGTTGACTTTGAATCAATGCTTGAAGGTACTAACTTGTTTAGTGTTGGAGGATATACTTCGTCTAAGATAGAAGGTAATGATAATGTAGTAGATTCTGGAGTATTTCCAAATGAAGGTAACGGTGAACTTGAAATATCTAGTCAAACTACTCGTCATTCAAAAGTTATAGTTGATAATCCATATCAAGAACGAATATTACTAATGAATGGTAAAGCATCAATACTTACAAACGGATTACCAGGTAACGAAAAATGGTCAACATTTATAGATGCACTTCCTGGTAGATATCAACCCGGGTTAAGTATTATCTATTTAAGAAAGCCAGATGTAAATGGATTAATTGCCGGAAGAATTACTCTTAATCCATTAGATGAAACACAACTAGTTATTGATTTTGATAGAGATACATTACCTAGCAATAATACTATCCAAGGACCTGCTCGTGATGCAAATCAATATTCAAGTATTGACTACATTATTGATCCATTGCGATATGATCCCCAGTCTGATACATCAAAAGCAGGAGTGCGTTTGTTACTACTAGGTTCTATCGGTAGCACTACAAACACCGACGGAGCAGATGCTTGGAAAAATGCTGATAATACAGACTTTGTTGCAGGCGCAAATGATATCATTGAGTATGATGGGTCTAAATGGAACATTATATTTGATGCAAGTAAAGACTATTTGCCTTACAATGACACAACCATTACAAAGTTATACACTACAAATCTTAATACAGGTGTACAATACTACTGGGACGGCGATCAGTGGCTACTAAGTGTAGACGGTGAATATGCCAAAGGTGACTGGTCAATTAACTTATCTGGCTAATTACTAGTATGAGTAAGATAGTTTGTAGTGGTGCGCTTTTCTATGCACTAGACACAAAAAGATTTTTGTTTTTGCATCGTGCTAATGGTAAAACTGCTGGCACTTGGGGACTAGTAGGCGGAGGAAATGAATTAGGTGAATCACCGTTTGATGGATTAAAACGTGAAATACAAGAAGAAGTTGGTGATATACCTAAGTTTGTAAAAACCATTCCATTAGAAACATTTGTATCTAATGATGAAAAATTTAACTTTCATACATATCTTGTTGTTGTAAAAAAAGAATTTTTGCCTAATTTAAACAACGAACACAATGGCTATGCTTGGACTAGTTTTGGAAACTGGCCAAAAACACTGCATCAAGGATTGCGTAATACACTACAAAATAAAACTAATCTTAGTAAATTAGAAACCGTATTTCAAGTAATAGATTTATTAGAGGAATAGATGACAGATAACGTAAAACAAACAGACTATGGTTATGAAGTTGTTTGGACTGATAACGAACATTATTGTAGTAAGATATTAGTTTTTGAAGAAGAAAATAAGCAGACTCGATTACACTTTCATAAAAACAAATACAAAAGTTGGTTTGTAAATGCAGGAAAGTTTGAAGTACAATGGGTTGATCCTAAAGACGGTAAAGCATATTCTAAAGAACTTCCAGAAGGTAGTGTTTTTGAAGTGCCTGCACTATTGCCAGTTACACTAAAAAGTTTAGCTGATAACAGTGCTATGGCAGAAACTAGTAATAGTAATGACCCAGAAGATTATTATAGGTTAAATTAATGTTAAAAATAATCCAATCTAAAGAATTTAAAAAAGACTTTGCACAATATAAAAAAGACATTGACCAAATCACTAATGAAAGTGTAAAAGAAAAATGTAAAGATATTTTAAATGAGCTATCTAACGAATTCAATTACATTGATGCTACACACGATGTAATTAATAAATCAATTGACCCTACTAAGATAAGAGAAAACGTAGAACGTAGTATTAAACTACGCCAAGAATTAAATAAAATAATTAAATATTCGAAAGATCTTTAACTGTAATTGATCCAAACATTGAAGAGTGACTTTGGCACTGGTATACATACGTTCCGGGCGATCCTTCAGGAATTCTCCAATATAATGTTCCACTACTTTTACCTTGTGCATTTGAATTCGTACTTACTGTACCACCCGATGTAACGTGTACCAAATTACTAGTTAATGCAGTTAGTGTATTGTCTTGTATTTCAAATGGATGTCCCGAAATATTATCTAAGTCAAACGCAATTGTTGTTCCGCTTATAGCGTAGATAGTGGGGTTATTACCACTGTAATGACTAGGAAATGTATAAGCACTTGTTCCAACATTATCGACTCTTAGCATTGCTATAGCAGGCTCATATATTTTTCCTATATCTATGCTTGCTGTAGACGCATCACTTAGCGCACTAAATGTAGTTACACCAGTAGATGGTGTAGTAAATGATAAAACGCCACTATTTAATGTTAGTACTTGTCCGTTACTGCCTCTACTTGCCGGGAACCGATAATTAGTACCGCCAGTTCCTATAGTAAAAGTGCTTTCAACGGTTACATTGTTCATAGTTAACAATCCACTACCGGTAATGTTAAATGATTGTGCATCCAATGCTCCGCCAAGTTGCGGAGTAGTATCTTCTACAAGATTATTAATGCCGCTGCCACCTGCTGAAACTGTTGTGAAGCTAAAGTTTCCAGCGCCATCTGTTGACAGGACTTGATTAGCACTTCCGTCTGTAATGCCCAAATCAGTTAATGCTGTAGGAATAGTTGTATCGCCTGCTAGTGCTGTAGTACTGCTTGTGCCTAACTGTAGGGCATCAGTAATGCCGTATCCTGATATTGTAGTTGGCGTAGTAGTAAGATCGCTAAATGCTACACTAGTTAACGCACCAATACCAGCAGCAGTTGGCGGCGTATAACGAAACACACCTGTTGTGTTGTCATAGCTAACAGCGCCGTCTCCACTTGGTGTAAGTTCAACTCCAACACTTAAACTTGCTAGTGTAAGTATACTAGGCTTATTAGAAACATTATTCCAGTCAAGATAGTAAGAACCGTCAAAACCGTCTAGTGTGTCAGCATCGGTTCCTGCGCCACCTGTTGTTGCGTCAACACCTGGTGCCCATTTTGCACCGTCCCATTTTAAAACTTGCCCTGTTGTAGGTGCGCTACTAGTAGTATCAACATCGCTTAAAAAGTCAATACTAAATGCACTCATATTAATTGTTAGGTTGTCTGTATTTGATGCAATAGAAGTTGCTATGTTAGTGCCGCCTAAAATACTTAAAGTATCTGTTACAGCGTCTGCTGTGGTAGAACCGTCGTCACTTGTAATTGTAGCAAATAAATTTTGAGTTGATCCTGTTTCAGGTGCATCTGCAAAGGTAAAGTTGCCTGCACCATCTGTAGTTAAAATTTGTGTTGCAGAACCATCTGTGATTCCTAAGTCTGTTAGTGCTGTAGGTATTAAATTTGTTGTGTCTGTTAGATCAGATAAGTCCGCAGGTATTAAATTTGTTGTGTCTGTTAATTCTGATATGTCTGCAATAGAAGTAATGTCTGTTTGATTAGCAAGTTCTATCCAAGCACCTGCGTGTGCGTAGTATGCTTTGCCTGTGCCGTGTACGTGTGCAAACATTCCGTGGTTATCAGTTGCACTAGGCAAATCTGCAAGTTCATCATAAGCTATCCAGCTTATATCGTCGTTTGTAAGCGTTATTTTTGCAGCCAACGTAGCAGGTGTTACATTATTTAGATCAGCTCTTGCTATTTCAAAGCCGCCAGCAAGTTTGCCACTGTAGACTCTTAAGCTATTAGTAACTTTATTAAAAAATACTTCGCCACTAGATCCTACATTACGATCTAAGAAATCGTTGGGTCTTGGTATAATTCTTATTCTATCTACAATCGGTGCTGATGACATATATCTTTCCTTAGTTTATATATTTATCATTTCTATTTAAGGCCTAGTAGTAGACAACATAAGTACTACTAAAGGAAACAGAATGACAAATTTAGAAATAATTGATAATTTTTTGCCGGCACATCAATTTAATAAAGTCCAACAAGACTTAATGTCTAATAAATTACCTTGGTTTGTTAACGATGATATTGTACATACAGATCTAGGAAATATTGCGTCTAATACAAAACATAATTGGCAGCTATTTCATCTTTTTTATTATAATCCTCTTATGCATTCTGAATATATTAGTGCTATTGAACCAATATTACAACATCTAAATCCACTAGTGTTAATAAAGGCCAAAGCAAATACAAATTATGTTACCGAATCAATAGTTGAACACGGAATGCACATTGATATACAAAATCCTGAATTAAAAACTATTTTGACTACAGGAATCTTTTATGTGAATAACAACGATGGTTATACGTTATTAGAAGATGGCACTAAAATCGAAAGTGTAGCAAATCGATTTGCAAGTTTTTCAGCAGAAACTAAGCATAGCGGAACAAGTTGTACTAATACTAACCGAAGAGTTGTATTAAACTTAAATTATATTAAACAAACAGAAAAAATTTAATAGGAGAGCATATGCACATATGCATTATTGGCACTGGAGCAAGCGGCTGGATTGCAGCACACTTTCTTAAAAATAATCCAAAAATTAAAAAAATTACAATTATTGGTTCTGATAAAATTCCAACTATTGGGGTAGGGGAAGCAACTACTCACAGTTTTAGAGAGTTTTTATTAAATCGATGTAATTTAACAGAAGAAGAATATACAAAATTCTTAATAGATTCTGATGCATCTTTTAAATACGGTGTTAGTTATGAAGGATGGAGCAAGAAGAAGTTTTTACACCCGTTTGCTATAGGAAAGCACTTAGGATATCTATTAGGAAAAAAAGATCCTGATGATAATTATCACAAATATGTAAGTCCAATCCATAACGAAATTTATAATAATAAGGTGTATTTTGGCACAGATAAACACGAATATTCTTTTCACTTTGATGCTAATAAGTTTATTAGTGCAATGACAGAATTAGCTAAGTTAGATGATAAGATAACACACATAGTTGATACTGTTGTCGAAAGTCAATACGATGATCTAAATAATGTTAGTTCTATTATTACAGATTCAAAGAAAAAAATAACTGCCGATTATTTTGTTAGTTGTATTGGATCTCAAGCATTTAATAAAACTATCTTTAATGAAGAATATGTTTCATATAGTGATATACTTTTAACAAATAAGGCCGTGGCGTGTCCGTTAGCATATTCTGATAGAGCAACTCAGTCACATCCTTATACAGTATCTAAAGCAATGTCTAACGGTTGGCGTTGGATTACTCCTACATTGTCAAGGGTAGGCACCGGTTATGTTTTTAGTGATAACCACATAAGCGTAGACGAAGCAACAAGTCAGTTGTTAAATGATATTGGAGATCGAGAGCTTATAATTGATCCATTTGTAGTTGATTTTACTCCTAGGCGAGTTAAAGAAGTTTTTAAATCAAATATTGCTACTATAGGAATGGCAGCTGGATTCTTAGAACCGTTAGACGCACCAGGACTTGCATTAACTTTGAGATTTTTAACGTTTTTAGAAGATATATTAGATAACATAGAATCTAATGATATACAAAAAATAAAGACAACGTTAAACCAAGAAGCAGTTATTGATTATGATTTCTTTTGTAGTTTTATTTTACATCAGTATAAAACTTGTAACCGTAGCGACACTGAGTTTTGGATAGATCAAAAAAATGTACAATTTGATCCTTACGATAAAATTTTACATCAAGTATTTGATCCTGTAATAACTGAAGCTAATATTCCTGTTTATCCACATTCTGTAAGAGAACCTTGGATGTTCTATAATAGTACTGCTGGCAAAGATATTAGATGGGAAGTAAAAATAGACGAAGACCTTACTGAAATTACTGAAACAAAGTTTAATGAAAATTTATTGTTTAATCACAAAGAATTACTTGATAAAATGGTTAAGCAGTCGTTAAAGTAACGTGATTAGCCTTCTTGAGCGCCTTCGTATACTGAAATACTAGGATCAACATACGGTTCGTTAACCTGTACAGTTGTCTCAGTTGATATTCCTTCGTATTCTAGATCCCATCGCTGCGCATCTTCGTTCCAAACATAATACTCGTCATCGTTGTTAGGAGTAGGTGAAGGTATCGGTGCTTCCCATTCTATTGTAGAAGTATTAAAGGTCCAACTAGGATAAGGCTTTGGCATAATAAATGCATCTAACTCACTGTTGTATGTGTGTCCAATACCAGCATAACAATTTCTAAAATTTCCATTATAGCTAGTTTGTAGCCAATGGCCTTTTAGTCCAAGAGATTTAATATAATGCTGACCTAATGGTTCACTTTTGGGAAATTCTTCATTGTAAATATCGTCGTTGTGAATAACAATACAGTCTATTACTTTATTTTTTTTAATTTTAACAAAATGTGCCATAGTTAACTTTACCTTTAGATGTTGTATTTTTTCTTTGCAACCTCATAACTTTTTCTAACGTCTCCAGCTGCCAATGCAGAATTATAAATTCTAAACTGCTTCATATATCCTGTAAAGAAAAAGTTGGTGCTTTCAGCTCCAATTAGAACGTCAGATCCATCTGCGCCACTCCAAGTTCCTGATCCTACTTGTACTCCGTCTAAATATACAACTCCGGCAGTGCCACTTCTTGTGTAAGTAATTTGATGCCAATTTCCGTCCCAAGCATTTGTTCCAGCAGCTACGTTACTATTGTAATTTCCATCTTGCACACCGATTTGTGTATTTCCGTTATTTTTACCTATAAAAAAGTCGCCACTTATATTACCAGCAAGAGCTTGATAATTGGCACCGGTAGATCCAGTATATTTGTATAAAATACTAAATGTAAATCCTCCAAGAAGTAATTCATCTGATATACCAAATCTAGTTCTACAGTGTTCGTTGTTTCCATCAAATTGAACTGCTTGTTCGGTGTCATTATATGCTACCCAATTTATAGCAGTTGCATCATTTCCGCCTACATAGTCTCTCCATTTATGATGATTGTTGTTTAAGAGATCTTGTATACTAGGTTCTGTGCCGTCGCAAACATCAATCCTGGGATCCCAGTATTGTTGACTGGTTGATGTATTAGTTGAGTAAAATAAGTAACTTCTATGCATAGCATAAGTAGCACCGTCACGGTACACATAATCTCTACAGCTACCAATTTTGTCTCCACTTGTATTATATATGCCGGTATGCGGATGATCGCTTCCGGTTTCACTTCGATAGGGCCAAGTATGTCCTACAAACAAAAACCATTCATTCGCGCCACCTGGCCAACCGCCAGAGTAAAAATAAGGGTTTGTTGTTCGGTTGCCGCTTGATCTAACGTCTACACCGTCATTGGATCGTGTCCCCATATAAGTTGAACCGTTACCTACTACACTTCTTTTCAACCACATACTGTGTCTAGTAAATCTGAAATAGTCAATGTTAACATTACTACTGTTCCAGCCACCATCTGAGTTACTACCTGAATCGTTGCTAGGAGTGTCCCAAATAATAGCTGTATTTCCGTGAGGATCAGTTGACCAAATTCTTCTATTTTCTGCTACTGTGCCGTTTCGGCTCCAACCAGTTTCGCTACTATTACCAAGATTCCAGTTTTGTATAGGTAGTATCGGAGCTCGA